GCGCTCGACGTCTGACCTTCGCGAGCTACCAGCAGGTACGCGAGGCGACGTCTCTCGTTGACAGGGACCGGCCGCGTCCCTGACGGTAGGCGTGAAGGTGACGGCTGAAAAGTCGATTCTCTTCCTCCGTGTGGCGAGGTCCTCGCCGGCTGGCTGGGCCGCTGGCCGGCGGGGGCCGGACCCTTTCAACCGATGATCGAACGACTCGCAGAGCGGCGCGGACTAGAGATCCAGTCGCTCCCGCTATGGTCGAGATTCCCTCGCGAGAAGCTGCTCGACCGGAAAGGCGCGAACGAACGCGCGTATCGTCGAGGCTTCGAACTCGACGCCTACTCCGACGACGAGCGCTTCTTCCCCTCCTTCGAGAGTTGCGTCGAGGTCGGGGTCGACTGGCGATCGCTGCCTTGGACCGAATGGGAGTTCGTCGTCGGCGTCGACCTCGCATCGACGAAGCGGCCCGGGACCTTCATCGTCCCGGTGGCAGTGACCCCGGAGAACCGGTGCCTGATCCTCGAGGGACTGCCCAGGTGCGGGTCCTGGTCGACAAAGCAACTCGCCGACGAACTCGACAAGGTAGACCATGAACTGTCGCCGGTCTCGATCGTCGTCGAATCCAACGGGGTACAGGACGCGATCGTTGAGGGGTTCAAGCAGGAGCAGGATCGATTCTCCTGGGCTAGCCGTGTCGAGGGAAAGAACACCGGGCGCGCCGACAAGGTCGACCGCGAGGTCGGCCTTCCCTCGATGGAGGTCGAGTTCGCGAATCACGCCTGGTCCATCCTCTACGCCAAGCGCCACCCGATCGACTGCGTCTGTGCCACGTGCGTCCTCGTCGATCAATTCAAGGTCTACCCCCACGGAGACTTGACCGACGGCGTCATGGCTACCTCCTTCGCTCGATGGAAGATCACGACTCTCGGCGGCCAGCTACTCCCCGACCTCCCGAGCATCGATGACGTCAAGCGCGTGGCCGATGAAGAGCGAGAGGCGTTCGCTGCCGCGCTGAAGGAGCTCCAGTGAGCACCACCACGCTAGAGCTCGCAGACCAGTCGATGCCGAGCCTCCTCTGGCGCGCTGCCAAGCTCGCGGTCGCTAAGCGAATCTCCGCAGAGATGCCGTCCCGCGAAGTGCTTCCTCGTCCAAGGTCTGGCTCCCAGGGCGAGCCGAGAGGGTGGAACGACGCGGCCGCCTACGAGAACTTCAAGGGCTGGGTGTACTCGGCCGTAGACGCGAAGGCGAAGCGCGTGGCCGAGCTTCACGTCGAGCTCTGGCGCGTCGGCACGGACGGCGAGGAGATGGAGATCTTCGCGCATCCGTACCTCGACGGAATGCGCCGCCCCAACCCGATCATGACGGGCTATGTGCTGCGCTACTTGACGAGCGTCTGGCTCGACCTCAACGGCAACGCTTACTGGCTCAAGATCAAGTCGGGGCTAGGAGTGGTGACGGGGTACTTTCCTCTTCGCCCGGACCTGGTGCGCATCGTCCTCTCGAAGACCGACGGTTTCATCGGCTTCAACTTCTTCCCGAACGGACTCGGGAACGAGAAGCAGTTCATCCCGCGCGAGGAGGTGATTCACTTCGCAGAGCCGAACCCGTCGGATCTCCTCCAGGGATTCGCGACGATTCGGGGAGCGGTGGACGACATCAACGCGGACAACGCTGCGCGAGCGTTCGTCGCGAAGTTCTTCAAGAATCAGGCGCGGCCCGACTACGTGCTCGAATCTCCGGTGACGACCACGGAGGATATCGCGAGGCTGCAGGCTCGGCTGTACAACTTCCACGCGGGCTACGACAACTTCGGGCTCCCGGCAGTGCTCCCTCTCGGATCGAAGATCACCCCGCTTACTTTCAACCCTGCGGACTCCCAGCTTCACGAGGGGTTCGAGCGAGACCGCGACTCGATCCTCGCGGCTGTCAGGACTCCGAAGATCGTGCTCGGTCTCACCGACGGCGTGAACTTCGCGACGGCTGACAAGCAGCTCACGGTGTGGAATCAGGCGAGCATCGCGCCTCGCCTGACGCTGATCCACGAGGGGATCAACTGCCAGCACCTGGAGGTCGACTACCAGACCGGTCCCCGTGTCGCTCGCCTTGAGTCGCGCTTCGAGAACCCGGTAGCAGAGGACCGCGAGCAGAAGCGCGAGGATCTCAAGCTGATGTTCTCGACGAGCTCGATCACCCCGAACGAGATTCGCGAGGAGTTCGGGCTCGACCCGATGCCGAACGCTGACGACCTCCTCGCGCCTGCGTCGCTCTTCCCCCTGGGCGATATCTCGTCGAGTTCCAGATCGAACTCCAACGGGCAGGCTGCGCTCCAGGTCGTCCCCCAGGCCAAGGCCGAAGCGATCGATGCGGTGGCAGTGGTCGTCCCCCAGGCGAGAAGGCTCCGGGCAGCGAAGGTGCTCGACTTCTCGACAGCAGAGGCTCGCTCTGCGATCTGGAAGCGGAGCGATCGACTCATGGCGTCAGGGGAGCGCGTCATGCGTCGCACGTTCGAGCGCACCATGCGCAGGCAGGGCGAGCGCGTCGTTGCAAAGCTCGAGGCCCAACTCGCGCTCCGTATCGCAGCGTTCGCCGGATGGTCGAAGGAGAAGGTCCGGCGGAAGCTCGTGGCGCAGAGGAAGGAGGCGATCGCGAAGCAGGAGGTCGACCCGATCCTCGGGGGCGCATGGGACGACAGCCAGGAGAATCTATTCGTGGGAGCGCAGATGTCTCCCGCTATCGCGAACGCAACCGCGCTCGGTGGCAATGCGGCGGCGGCGCAGATCGGAATCGACTTCTCTCTCGATTCTCCCCTGGCCCAGGAGTTCCTAGCGCAGAAGCGGGCGAAGCTCGCAGGGCAGGTGAACGCGACCACGAAGGCCCAGCTCTCGGCGTCGCTCGCTGCCGGACTCGAAGCAGGCGAGGCGCTGCGAGACCTGATCAACCGGGCCGAGGAAGTCTTCGACATGACGGGCACGCCTGGCGGCAGGGAGCGAGCGGTGCGCGTAGCGAGGACGGAGACGACTGCGGCATTCTCTCGCGGGAAGATCCTCGCTGCGACGTCTCCCCAGGCCGAGGGGGTCGTGAAGTCTAAGGTCTGGCTGACGGCCGATGACGACCGAGTCAGAGACGGCGCACCCGGTAAAGGGAATCACGTAATCCTCGACGGAGTCACCCTTCCCCTCTTCGATGAGTCGGGGCAGGAGTCCGTCTTCTCGAACGGTCTGACATCACCCGGCATCGTCGGCCCTTCACCAGGAGCCGGCATCGCGTCGGAGATTGTGAACTGCCGATGCGACATCGTCTTCGAGGTCGAGGGCGAGTAGGAGAATCAAATGCAAGCTCTCACCCTTCGCCGTTCCGTCTCTAGATGGGCCGATGGTCGCTTCGGCGGGCTGATCGTTCCGAAAGTCATCGACGCAGAGCAGCGCGTCGTCGATGTCGTCATGTCCACCGAGTCGGTCGATCGTGACGGAGACGTGATCCGCGTCCGTGGATGGATCCTCGACGAGTTCAAGAAGAACCCGTTGATTCTCTTCCAGCACAACAGATCGGGATTGCCGATCGCGAAGGCACTGGGAGTGAAGAAGGACGCCAAGGCGAAGCTCTTGAGGGGGCGGGTTCAGTTCGCCGGCATGGACCAGATGCACGAGGACGCGGAGCGGATCTTCCTCCTGGTGCGTGACGGGTTCCTGAACGCGACATCCGTCGGCTTTATGCCCGTAGAGCGTCGACCGATCCCGGGGGTCCCAGACGAAGAGGGCCGCGTCGGGTTCGGGGGTATCGAGTTCCTGAAGCAGATCCTCCTCGAGAATTCCATCGTCACCGTCCCTGCTAACCCGGAGGCGCTGGTGCAGCGAGCGGCGAAAGAGTTGACGAGCGAGACCCGATCCTTCCTGGAGAGGGCGATCGAGCGGGAACTCGACGCGGCCCGGGTGCGGGAGGTCCCGTTCGATGGATGGCCGGCCGAGCTGCGCGCAGGGTTCGACGAGCGCTCCCTGGAGGCCGACCCGGAGCAGGACGAGGGCTGGGGCGACTTTCGCGACCCGTCCCCGATCGAGGTTCGAGAGACACCTGCAGATCCGACCCTCGACGAGGCCCTGCTCGCCGCCCTGAAGGGCGCTGCCCCGGATGGTGACGAGGGCAGCGACGATGGCGAGGATGCGCCTCAGAGCGACGCTCCTGCAGCGGAGGCTGCCCCGGAAGCACCCGAGGCGCCCCAGGCCGTAGAGGTCGAGGTCGAGGTAGAGGTAGAGGTCGATGAGGCCCCGGACGTGGTCGAGGAGCCTGCCGAGGCCGAGGCCCCGGAAGACGTCGAGGCCGACCACGTCCCGACGAGCGACGCGATCCCCGCCGAGGTCGCACCCGTCGCGGGTGCTGGCTCAACCCTGGACGCCAAGGCCGTAAGCGCCATCATGTCCAGGCTCGAAGCGATCGAGGCAGCCATGCTCTCGGCAGAGTCGGGCTCAGCCCCCGAGGCGGACCCCGACCCCGAGGACGAGAAGAGCATCGAGGTAGAGATCGAGTCTCTCCTTCAGCCCGTGCTCGAGGCCCTGAAGCAGGCGCGCGAGGAGGCGCTCGAGACGCGAGCCGTCCTCTCCGCTGCCGTCGATTCCCTGAAGCAGTATTCCGACGAGCTTTTCGGAGACGTGGTCGAAGCGATCCACGCGAAGCAGAGCTCGACGGTCGTCACCAGTGAAGCCGTCGCGGACCCGGTCGCGTCGGTGAAGGAGACTCCACCCCCGGCGAAGGCGTTCACGGTCGACGATGCGCTATCTGATCCCGGCGTGAAGCAGGCGATCGCCGACTCCATCCGATCCGAACTCGCGACGGCGCAAGGGCGGGTCGACTGATCAAGTCTCAAACTGACTGACCGAAGGAGAACACCATGACGACCGCAGGACAAACCGCTCCCCAGACTCGCGACGAACTGGTCGCCGAGATTACCGCTCTCGTTCGCGAGACCGCGAAGACCGCTGTCGCGTCGACGATCGCAGAGCTCAAGGCAGCCGACCCCGGCTCCTACCTCATGACCCGTCCCGTCGAGGACGAGAAGCTCGCCAAGCACAAGCGAAAGGAACTGCTCAACAAGTGGTGGAGGGCCACCATGGCTCCCGACCTCGCCGAGCAGATCGGGATCAACGTCGACGCCGTGAAGGCCGAGATCCGGGCCGAGCAGAAGGCCGACCTCGCCACGACCCCCGGGTCCATCGGCGGGTTCGTCGTGCCGACCGAGACGGCGCAGATCATCACCGACGTGGAGAACTTCTCTCCGTTCCGTTCCGTCGCCAACGTGATCACCGTCAACGGCAAGGTGGAGGTGCCCAAGAGCGCGACCAAGCCGACCGCCTCCTGGCGCTCGGAGAACACCAATATCACGCAGAGCGATCCGACGTTCGACCAGCTCGTGCTCGATCCGTTCTCCCTGGACCTCTTCACCGTCTCCTCGCGGGAGCTCATGGCCGACGCGAACTTCGACCTGAACGCCTGGATCGTCGACCGTCTGCGAGAGGCCAAGGCTCTGAAGGAGCAAGAGGCTTTCGCGATCGGCACCGGCACCGGGCAGCCGGAGGGCATCGAGAGTTGCTCCTTCGACGCCATCGCGCAGGCTGGCGGCGATCTCGTCTACAAGGACGTCGTGAAGCTCAAGCACCAGCTCGAGCAGCAGTACCGTGGCCTCGGCGCGGCGTGGGTCGGCAACGGCTCTGCGCAACTCGCCCTGGCTTCCATCATCTCCACAACGGGGCAGCCGATCTTCCAGGATCCCATGAACGGCGGACCTCCGACCGTGCTGGGCGATCGCTTCATCGAGTTGCCCGACATCGCCGGAGACGCTGCCGGCGCGGGTACGACCCTGTACTACGGCGCCTGGTCCTGGGCCTACGTCATTGCCGATCGGCAGGGCGTCGAGGTGGAGTCCACCACCATGGGCGATACCGCGTTCAAGAAGCATCAGGTCTGGATCAAGGCTGTCTGTCGCCTCGACGCGCGCTGCTGCTTCCTGCGCGCTGGCAAGAAGCTGACCGGAGTCAAGGTTAGCTGATCGGTTCCGCGCATGACTGAAGCTCCCGACCGGCGACGAGAGGCGACTCCGTCGCCGGCCGGGGGCCGACGTCTTTTCGCGACCTGCCGATACTGCGGGAAAGAAGTGAAGAAGTCCGAACTCGTCGAACGCCCTGGGTACAAGCACAGGTGCTGCTCGTCGTGCGCCGAGTTGGTCCTTCTTCTGGGGCCGGTCTTCCTGAGAGATGCGGTGCTGAAGTGACTGCGCTGATCACCGTCGACGTTCTATCGCCGATCGTGCGACGCGGAGAGCGGTATAAGATCGGCACGAAAGCCGAGATCACGCTCGACGAGGCCGAGAAGTTCGGGCCGAACATCGTGCGGATCGTGAAGGATGCGACCTACTACGACGCGAACTGGCAACGAATGCGCGACGAGCACGGGGTGCGACCCTCGGAGATGCCGAGGACGGAGCGCGTGCCACGAGTTCCCAAGACGCGCGTGGGATGGATCCAGGACACGAGGCTTTACGTCGCGAGAGGTGCAGAGGCGTCGAATGCCGAGGTCGTGCGCGTCGGGCGCCTCCTGGGTTTCGATGTCGAGTTGCTCCTCCCTGGCGCGGTCAAGGGCAGGGGTGATCGGTTCGACCTCCTGGTGGTGAACAACCTCCGGCGCTTCTCGGTCGAGGAGACGAGGACCATTGCTCACTGGTGCTTCGAGGATCGGATCCCGTTCATCCGGTACGAGCACGACTTCGGGTTCTGCCGGAGACGCAATCAGATTACTTGCGCGGGGGACTTGTCTACGTGCGCAGGCTGCTCCGAGCACACTGACGAGACATACCCCGCCGCGCGCTTCTACCGTGCGCAGTTCGCACAGGCCGCGCTTTCCGTGTTCATCTCTCCTCTTCAACGAGCGATCATCGAGCGGGCGATCGGAAAGGTTCCGGGCGCGGTGTACGAGCTGACGCCGCCGGTCTCGACAGAGACCTTCCGACCCGTGGCCGGGATCAAGCGCGAAGCGGACCTCGTCGTTTGCACTGCGGGGCAACTGCCCGCGCACAAGGGTAGGGACGCCGTGATCGCCTGGGCGCGCGAGCACCCGGAGATGCGCGTCGTCTGCTATGCGATCCGAGACGGGAAGGTCGACCAGGACGCGAAGCGAGCGGCGGACGTGCTGGAGAATCTCTCCATCGTACCAGTGGTCCCGCATGACGAGCTCGTGCGCGTGTACTCGCGAGCGGCCAAGCTCCTCTTCCTCCCTGCCGGCCCCGAGCCTGCGGGGCGGACGCCCGTGGAGGCGGCGCTGTGCGGCTGCATGCCGATCCTGAACGAGAACGTTGGATGTGCCGGCTTCAATCTCCCATGGGGAGATCGCGACGCGCTGGCGACGAGGCTAGAGGATGGCGTCGTCGGGTTCTGGCGCGCGGTGGAGGCTACATGCTCGACCTGAAAACCACGCAGATCGAGGCCGCGCGCCTGGCGAAGACCGTCCTCGCTGCAATCGACTCCATGGGAGACAAGGCTGCCGAGCATGTCCTCCGGCACTCGGTCCTCCGGTGGGATCCGCCTGCGCTGGCGACGGCTTTCTGGAGATGCATCGCCCACGCTCGCCCCGAGCCCGGGCAGGCAATCGTCGAGATCGGGACCTTCCACGGGGCGACGGCCGCCCTGCTCGGGCTGATCGCTCGGGACCTGTGCCCAGGCGTGAAGGTCTGGACCGTCGACGTCAACGGGGCGTCCAGCCTCGCCCTGGAGCTCTGGCGGATCCTGGGGGTGCGTCACCCCCTGGACCAGAGCGGCAACGTCTTGGCGCGCCTTGGGCGGGCTGAGGCAGTGCTCGGGGACCCCTCGTGGCCGGGTGGCGGCCTGCCGGTCGCGGTGGCCTTCGTCGACGGAGACCACGGCGTCGATGCGGTGGCCCGGGAGTGGGCGCTGCTCGCGCCCAGGCTCACGCCACGGGGCGTCGTGCTCTTCGATGACGTGAACTATTCCAGAGGCCCAGGGGCCTTCCTGCGAGGGCTGGACGGCTTTCACGACGAGGGGCGACTGGGATGGATTGCGAACGGCAAACCGACAGAGGAGGCAGCATGACGGCTCAGCTTCAACCCGAGCCCCGGACCCTGGCCCAGGCCATGGAGCAGGCCAAGCGCAAGGCCATGGCTAGGCGGTGCCCTGCGTGCGGCGAGCTCTGGCTGGCCTGCCGGTGCCCTGCAGAGATCGTCCCCCTGGATGCGTACCCTGCTCACTGGGCGCAGCGGTACGCGAGCGAGGGCGAGGCCGCCCCCGATCGGATGGGCATCAGGCCGGACGAGATCGAGGCTCGGGCGGCACCTCAACGCGCGTTCCTGATCGGCCTCGCCGGCTATCTGGCGAAGGGGCTGAAAGGCGCGCCAGGGACCGTCTTCGAGTTCGGTTGCGGGACGGGGCGCCTCCTCCAGGGATGGAGTGAGGCAGGCTGGGCGACCTACGGCACCGACGCGACACCTGCCGCAATCGGGTTCGCCAAGGCGAAAGGCTTTGACGTCGAGCCATGGAACGGAGATCGCGTCGCCCTTCCCGATTACTGGGCCGATGTCGTCTACACATACACCGTACTCCAGCATGTCCGGGAAGAGCTCCTGCCAGCGATCGCTGTAGAGTTGAAGCGGCTCGTCGCGAATCGCGGCCTCCTGATTCTCACCGAGAATATGACGACGAATCTCGCCCCCTCGAAGCCGTGGGTCTTCTTTCGAGAGAGCGCCGTCTACCGAGACCTCTTCCACGGGGAGGAGCTCGAGCTGATCGGTACCATTCACGAGAAGGCTAAGGAGCAGCACTCGACGCTGATCTTTAGGAGGCGTCCGTGAAGTTCGCGGTCTGCACCTACGGAGGGAGCGCGAGCATGTTCCTTGCGAACGCGCTCGATACAACTCAGGGCTGGCGCGTCGAGCACGAGCCGAGCTCCCAGGACCAGCCGACGGCGAAGCGACTCCCTGGCGTGCGCCTTCGCTTCGATTCCGTCGTCGGGAATTACGGAGAGGTGAACCCGCGCCTCCGATACCTCGTCCCGCACCTTCCCGTCGATCGATGGGCCTGCGTCGTGAGGGAGCCGGGAGCCATGCTGCTGTCGGCGCTGAACCGTCACCCGGAATGGCTGGACGATGGGGAGATGCGGCTGGTCCTCGCGGTCGCTGAGGTCGTCGCCTTCCTGCAGTTCATCGACGGGTGGCGCAACCGGGGGAAGTCCGTCTTCAAGATGGAGGACCTGACGTCGCGTGCGTATGCGCTCGAGAATTTCGCGGCCGAGTTGGGGATCGAGTCGTTCGATGTGAATCGCGTCAACCTCGGGAGCCGGATGAACGAGCACGGGCGGGAGTACCTGCGCACGCTCTACGATCTCCCGGCCGTGGTGCAGGGGATCTTCCGACCCGCATTCGCCGACTTCAATTCGAGTTATTACCCGGGGGCGTTCTCATGAAGCGCGCGGCCGTCTACTTCCGAAACGGGATCGGGAACTTCCTGATGATGACGCCGTTCCTCCGCGCCATGCGGGAGATGGGCTTCGAGATAGACCTGGTGCTCGTCAGTAATTACAACTTCGCGGAGCGATCCGACGCGATGGTAGAGTTCGCTCGAAGCTACGAGGGCGGCCTCCTGTCGTCCGTGGTCGACGTTGCGCCCGACGATGTCGCGGACCTCGACGGCTACGACCAACTCGTCGCCTTCTCACACGGCGAGGATTCGCCTATGCGTCGAGAGTTCTGGAAGCGGGACGCGGCAGGGCAGGGGAAACCGATCCGCGACTGGGTCGACCACGAGGTCCTCTACTACCTCGCGACGGCATACGACCTCGGCTTCAGGGGAACGCCTGGGCCGCTGGAGTTGCCCGACTCCCATGGCGCTTTCGAGTTCGAGCGACCATTCGCGGTCTTCTGCAACGGGTCGCAGGGAGGCCCGCTCTGGTCGAGGAAGCGATGGGAGCCGAAGAAGTTCGGGGCTCTCGCCTGGGCGATCCATCGATGGACGGGTCTTGATATCGTGCTCATCGGCGGACCTGGGGAGCTTGCCGATCATGCCGAGATTGCGAAGGGTCGTCCCTACGTTCGCGACCTGACGGGGCAGACGTCGATCGCTTCCAGCGGAGCGCTCCTGCTGGGCGCGGAGTTGTGCGTCTCGACCGACACGGGAGCGATGCACCTCGCGGCGGCTGCCGGGTGCCCGACGGTCGCGCTCTTCGGACCGACGATCCAGCGAAAGAACCGGCCATGGTGCGATCCCGACGGGAGCCGGGCTGATGAGCTCTTCGAGATCGTGGATCTCGATATCGGCTGTCGGCCGTGTCAGTACCAAGCAAAGTGGGACTCCTGCCGTGATCCGGTCTGCATGACCGGGCTCGATGTGGGCGACGTAATGAACGCAGTCCGACGTCTTCAGCGAAGGCTCGGCGCGAAGGAGGCAGCATGAAACGATTCAAGAGGGAACACTTCGGCGCGGCGATCTGGCTCGGAGTCCTTGTCGCGCTCGCCTTCCTTGGCGCGCCGCAGCCCCGCGACGCGCAGGCGCAGACGTCCTCAACCTCGATCGGCCAGCGGATCGCGGGTCCCGGTTTCTGCGACCTCGACTCCGCGACCACGAACATCAACCTGCTCACGACCTGCGGAACATGCCCGGAGGATATGCCCAT